CTAGAAGTTCATCTAAATCGATTTCTTCTTCTTCGCTTCCGCCGTCTAGTTCAGGTTCTTCTATTGGAGCTTCGTCTCCCATTCCTTCAATATCACCAGCATCCATATCAGCACCTAATTCTTCTTCGCCTCCTTGGCCAAGCTCTTGTGCAATTATATCTCTGATCATATCTTTAAATTGGTCAACTGATAAGTCTTTTAGGTCCTCATCACCTTCTAAAGCGTCTTCCTCACCGTCAATATCTTCGATATCGTCAGCAGGTTCTTCGATTGGAGCTTCGTCTTCAGATTCTTCTGAATCATCCTCAGCTTCTTCTTCAGCAGCTTCTACTGGTTCAACTTCTGTTAGTTCTTCCTCAATTGCTTCGTCTTTTTTGTCGTGTTTAGCTTCTTCAACATCCTCTTCGACTTCGTTTACTACTTCTTCTTCAACAGATGAATCTTCCATCTCTTGTAGTTTAGCAGCTAACATATCTTTTAGGTGAGGAGTTAAAGTCTCTTCTAAAGCTTCTTTAGCGTTAGCAATAGCGGCTTCTCTTACAGATTTTGCCTCAGCAATAGCTTGCTTAAGTAAATCTTTGTTTGCCATTTAAAAAATTTTGTGATTTGTATAGCTATTAAGAGCTATAATATAATAATAAAGTTGTTCGATACAGTATAAGTGACTGTATATTCTTTATATAAATATATACTTATTCCGGAAAACTAATTATGCTCTTAAAATATCGTTAATGATAGAATCTAATTTAGCGAATTTAGATACTTTCTTTTTATTTTCGTTTAACGATATAGGGTTCATGAATGCCCCGTGAGTAGAAGGATTAGATACAAAATCCCAACATACTAATTCAAAATCAGGTTGTACTTCTAATTGTCCTTCGTTTCTTTGTTTTACAGAACCGGTACCTCTAGATGAGATACCGATAGTGTGTCCTGCTTTTATTATTTCTTTTACTATGTTACCTGCTGGAGTATTAAGTAATTCTACTTTACCCATTAGGTCATTTCCTTTCCAATATAGTTCTTTTACTATATGAGAAGCGTTTTTTAATTCTACTACTGGAGATTCTGGGTGATCTAGTTCTCCAAAAGCGTTGCCGTTATTTACAAATTCTTTAATATATCTAGCAGCTTCTCTTTCTAATATCTCTTTAGAGTAAGTTCTACCGTTTTGATTTTCTGCAACCGCTCTTTGCATAACACCCTCAACTTCGAATACTCCAGGCTTTTCTTTAGACTCTGTGAGTACCGATTTAAACGGGGTAACATTAAGTAGTAGTTGTGTCATAGTATAATTTTATTTGTCTTTACCCATTGCTTTTTTGATAGCTTTGTCTTTAGCAGCTTTATAATCATCTCCATCAACATCTCCGTCTCCGTCATGATCTTTGCCTTTCTTTTCTTCGACAGTTTCGCCTTCATTAGCAACATCTTCTTCATTTTTCTTTTTCTTATGTCCGTGATGACTTTCAGTTAATACTTCTAGATCTCCTACTGGGATATTCTTAACTGTTTTAGATCCTTCTTTAAAGAATACATCATAGTGAGATACTGAATGAGAACCGTCTTTGTTCTCAACTATAGTATGTTGCTCTTCTAGACAGATACCGAAACCGTAAGTTTCATGCACTACGTGTGCAGCACAGTCATGTGCAAATCCTGGTCCAGCTTCTTCAATACTCTCTTTCTTAGCTTTTTTACTTTCAGTTAGAAAGTTTCTTAAGTTAAAATTTTTCATGATTACTTTTTTGTTTTTTTATTTTCGTATACTGGTGAGAAAACACTTTTCTTAGGTTCTTCCTCATAAACCGGAGTTTCATTTTTTAAAGCATCTACCTCTGCTTGTGATATTGTTCTTATTTTAGGAACATCTAAACCTCTAGTAAAGCCAGTTTTTACTACTGGTCTTAAATCTTTATTGAAAGCGTTTTCTATAGACGGTGCTATAAATCCTCCTACTTTTAATCCTTCTTCATTTCTTATCTCACCAATAGAGTCATAAATCTTTTGAATCTTTCCTCTTGTCTTATCGTAAAACGATTCGATTTCTGTTACTATATTTTCTAAGGCTATAATGGTTTCTTTCATTCCTTGGAAAGATGCATACTCTTCTGCATACTTAGCTAATTGGTTAGTAGCAGCTTCGTTTACGTTTCCTTCCTCCAAAATTTTAGTAATGATAGATTTTATATTCTCTTTAACTAAAGCTTCTTTCTTTTCTTCAAAATTATATGTATCTGCTGCATCGCTTCTATTGATAGCTTCAAATTCTTTTATATAATTTTCCCACTGGTCTCTATAAGCATAATCGAATACGTTAGCTTGACCAGTTTGGTCTTGTAACTCTTTTTCGTCTTGTTTAAAAGTATCACTAGACATATAATCTTCTAATATGTCATTATATTTTTTATCGAAAATAATACTAAAGAATTCATATTCGTGTTCATCTACCATATGACCGTCTCCTTCCTTTATTTTAGTATAGTTACTTTCTTTATCTTCTTTTTCTTTTCCAAATCTGTCAATATTCATGACTTCATCTGGTTCTTCTGCTACTACTGCTTTCATTGCTTCAACCTTTTCAGCTGTTTTGGCAGCTTCTTCTCTCTCCATTTCTCTTAGTTTATCTGCAGCAGCTTGTAAAGTACTTACTTCTACTCCTAGCTTTTCAGCTAAATCGCTCATCTTTCCTTCCTTAAGAAGTTTAGCTAAATCTTCTTTACTTTCTTTTAGATCTGCTTTTTTAAGCCCGTTGAAAACATCAACTTCAGCTTTACCTCTTTTTACCTCTACTTCTTTATCGTGTTTATCAACTTTAGAAGATTCACCTGAGACTAGCATAATATAATGAAGGGGGTCTTTACTAAGGTTCTTCATCACTATACCTTTACAATGTTTTACATCATCTGGGTTAGAAATATCTTTACCTCTACTTTCCATCTCATATCTTAAACCTCTATCAATAGAGTCAGGAGATATATTTAAGTTTTTTCTTGAATCGTAAGAATCTATAGCTGTCTTTTCTGCAATATATCCTCTGTTTTTAAGAATTTGAACTGTAGTATCATATCCATTTAACTGGCTGATGATTGAAGGATATGCCATACGCATATCTCTTAAAAAGTTTGCTTTAGACAGTTGACCTTCGTTTACTGCTCTATATTTTTCTGTTGCTGTTACCTTTCTCATAAGTAATCAAATCCTTTAGTATGTGAAGGCCTTTTTGGACGTTCTTGTCTTTTCCAGCCTAGTTTTTTTAATAATTTAGTTGCTCTATTTCTCTTACTACTTTTACCGAAAGCATTAGGAGTTGCATATTGAGCTCCTTGTCCTGGGGTAAACGTAGCACCTCCAACATTAGTGACATTTGCTTCATCTAATTCTAACATTACTTCTCGAACTAGTTTTTTTAGTTCTGATCGTTTCATAAACTTTTAAGTTCCTGAACTAGGTCGTAATATTGCATTAGATTAACTAGATGACTGTCATTAATCTTTTCTTTGTTCGAAACAGGTTTAATAAACTTCTGAATTTCGTTAAGTTTTATCTTAACAACTTTATCAGAAACCTTATCAGCCATTTTAGATACTTCTTCTTTTATCTTAGCTAGTTCTTCATTAACTACAGTGCGTAAACGTGTACCTGAATTAACTGCTGTGATAAATTCTTTAAGTATATTTTTTTGTTGAGGTAAAAGATCTATGTATTTCTCATTGAATTTTTCTAATAGTATTTTAAATGTAAGTAACCTTAAATCTTTATCGTACTTAGAAAAATCTTCTATAATCGTTTCTTTTACATCTTTTTTATTCTGAGAAGCAGAAGTTAGATGCTCTAATATAGTAGTTTTATTATTTACTAGTATTTGAGGATCTACTAATTTTGTATTGTTCTGTGCTTCTAGTAAACAGTATAATGCTGCAAAAGGTTTATAATTGCTAACCTGTATGCTAAAAAAATCATCTATATTATAATTTTCTTTTATTTCTGAAATAAGAGCATATTTCTGCTTATTAAGTCTTTCTTGGTTAATAGTTCTTGATATCTCTGTAATAGTAGAAACTATAGCTTCTGCTTTAGATTGAGATACATTAACATTTTTAGAAATAAACTCGTATAATTTAAATTCTTTAGCGAGAGAAGTCTTACCGGAATAATGCTTTTTAATAATATTAACTGCTGCTGAGTCTTTATTATTTAAAGTATCTGAGGCTACTTGTTTAACTAGTAGTTCAAATATAAGGCCAGTATTTCGAAATTTCGAGTGTTTTATTTTCATTATACACGTTTACTATTATAAATATGGACTATTTCCCTAAATCTTTTATATTGTCTTCATCTAGTAGTCCTGATTCGTTTATAGTTTGTTTTTTAAAAACTATATCCTTCAACGCTTCTTTATTTTTATAATAAACAGCATTTGTTGTTAAATTTTCAGAAACATTTTCATTATCCGAAGGATATCCGCCATGCATACCATGTTGACCTAATGGATCTCGTCCTCCTAAGCCATCGTTAGTACCGTAGACTGAAGCTTTTTCTACTGGTCTGCCACCTTCAGGACCTGGCTGGCCCCATTCTGGTTCAGATTCAGTTTCAGAGTATCCTGTAGGTAAAGCTTGTGGTTCACCTCCTTTTGGTGTAGCAACTGAACGTCTTCCGTACATTGATGCAAGATCATGAGGTGTACCGTATGTTACTCCAGATCTAGCAGGATCGTTTCCTTCTGCTTCAATTTGAGCTAATCTAAATACTCTCTTAGTATCTTCTCTAACTAAATCTCTCATTTCCATATACTTGTCTTCCGACATATCGAATATGTTTTCATATATATAATCTGAAGAAAATAACTTGGTATCTTTCATTTGTGAAGCTAAATCTATCTTTTCTTTTAGAAGAGCTATCTTCTCTTGTTCGAATATAATAGATGGTGTTGTAAGTTTAACTTCGAAATTAGTTAATGATTCTCCTGTAAAACCTTGTGTATATAAGTGTACTAGAGCTATCTTAGTTAATTCAGACTCTAGAATTTTTTGTAATCTTTCAACCGTTCTTGCAAATCTAATATCTTCTGCGGCTAATGTTGCTTTACCTTGTAAGTCACCTTCGTAACCAAAGTATGCTTTAGGAATTTTAAGAGCTGCAAACATTTTAGATTGAAGGTATTGAACGTCGTTTGTTCCGTCGTAATCTAATCCTTTTGTAGTTTCAATTTTAGTAGAAGTATCTCCTCCTCTAACAGGTAGGTAGAAATCTTCCATCATATTCTGCATGTTAAAACGTAAGTTATACTGTCCATCCTCTCCTATATAAGGAGTCTTTTTCATAGTATTGATAGTTTTTTGCATGAACTGCTCTACTTCATTAGGTGGAATAGAACCTACATTTATGTAGAACATTCTCTTTTCTGGAGCTCTCATTATTCTATGAATTAACATAGCATCCTCCATTAAAGTAACTTGTTTAAATATTTTTCTGGCAGGCTCTAGATAAGAACGTCCATAAGGTAGATAGTTAGTATCAGATATTAATCTAAAATGAGCTATTTCATAATTATCGAATCTAACTTGACTTGATCTACCGTCTCTCTTAGGTAGAAAGTTAGGGTTCTGAGATGCTGCAATTCCTTCAGGATCTAATACGAATTCTACTTTAGATAGATTTTCAGGATCTAATCCTTCTTCTCTAACCATATGATAGACTGTATATGGAAGTACATTATAAACTCCAAATTTTTCTGCAACTTCTAACTTTAAGAAGAAGTCTCCATACTTACACATATTACGTGTCCAGGACCATAAATTAAATTCTATATTAAGAACGTCATAAAATAAGTTATAAAGTACCTTTTGAATATTTTCATCGGAAGATTTAATTGATAAAATTTCACCGTTATCATTTTTTAGAGTTGCTTCATCTGCTAAAATATCTAATGCTGAGGCTATAATTGGGTCTGTATCCATAGCTTCATAATCAGAGTATAACTGTATTCTTAACGTTTGATAGTTAAGATTAGGATTAAAAATATTTTTATTATTATGAATATATAATCTACTAAATCTATCGACTAAGGAGTTAGTTTGAAATTTACCGGTAGTTTGTATTTGATTTACATCAGCAATTTTAAGTTGATCTCCTCCAATATTACGTATTATTACGTCATTAGAAAAGAGTCTTTGTAATCTGCCAAATAAAGATTTGTCTGCCATTATGGTACAGTTTTATATATAAATAGTTCTATTTTAACAGCCAGCGAATATCTTCTTCACCAAAGGCTGTCTTAGTAAGATAAGGATTTTCTCTCTGATTTCCAACATTTTTCATAATAGCTTTGTTTTGAGAGTTCAAATTAGTAAAAGAAGAGAGCTGGGCTCTAGCTAAATCCATTCCTTGTTGTCTTAATCTTAATGCTGTATCTCTCACATATAGTGCAGTTGCACATGAAATAAGTAAATCGTCGTTATATCTATCTTGAGCTTGAGCTTTTCCGTTTTTCCATACAAATACTCTCATTTCAGATAATAATCTTTTAGATTGTATAGTAACAGACTTTTCTCTAATATATTCTATCATTTTAGCAATAACTAAAGGTCTAGTTCTAGCTGACATAGTAAAACCAGGTACTAGTTTATCTCTTTCAAACTTAGTCATATATGATTCTACTGATTCCATATTAGCTGTAGAGCTATAGTATATGTTTCTATATTCTCTTTCTAGTAACTGTTCTATAGTAGCCCATCCAATATTAGCGTTTTCTACTACTAATAGTGCTTCATTATATTCTGATGCTATTCCAACTAAAAAATTACCAAAATCTTTTGGAGATAATTTACCTTTATATTCTGCTACTTGAGTACATGTCTCTATATCAAATATATGAAATGCAGAGTAATCCGTAGCATCTCCTCTAGCAACATCTGCTACTACCATATAGGATTTAGAGTAATCTACTCCTTCCCACACCCATAAATTACCATCTATACCTCTTCTTTCGAGGGGATCTTTTAAATATGTTTGTTCATAGTAAGACATATCATCTGGTTCGAATACTGTATCTCCAGAAGCTAAGAAGTCACAATCACATTCCTGTCCTGCCATTCTAGGTCCTAAATCTGAGTTTTGTTTATCTCTCCAGGATTGATCTCTTTCTGGATGTACAGTCCATGGTAATCTAATAGGTAAGAAACTATTCTCACTTGATTCTGCTTTCTCCCATGTTAGGTGAAACCAGTTACCAATACCGTTAGGAGTTGATAATGCCATACATTGTCCACCTGTAGCAAGTGTTTGCTGTGCAGCAGTAAAGGTCTCCTCAATGTTATCTATAAAGGCAGCCTCATCTATCAGCAAGAGTGATACCGCTTCAGAACGTGCAGCATCTGCATTCGATGATTTAGCTGTTATCTTTGAACCGTTTTTTAATCTAAGAGATAATTTGTTTTTCTCCTTAGCAGGTAGCTTTAACCATCTCGGTAACTCGTCATACATAAACATAGTCTTAGATACTAAGTTACGTGCAGTTGCTTGTGTTGTTGCTAATGCTAGTACGTTTTTATCTTTATGGAATAACATAAGCCATAAACTATAGGCTGCTGCTAAAGTTGAAATACCTAACTGTCTAGACTTTAAGGTAATAATATATTGATGATCTTTGAAAAGATTAAGAACCTTTCCTTGAAAAGGATATAGATTAAAGAGTATACGTCCTCTAGTAGGGTGCTGAATGTAGCAATACTTCTTCATGAAGTACGCTGGATCTTTAGCGCACTTTATATATTCTTGTGCGATTATTTTCTTTATGTCTTGTGCCATAACTTTAGAAGTTATAACTGAATCGTGGTAAGCCGTCTTTCATATAGATAGAAATCTTACTACCAACTGCATCTACTAATTTATCTGCAGGTACTATAGCATAATTTCCAGACTTATCATCTAAGAAAAATATTTCTTCAAATTCTTCAGTTTCTGTATATAACTTTATTACTTTTTTAGAAAATGCTTGTTCTGCAGCATCTGCATCTATTGCATTTCCTTTTTTATATTTCTTTAAATTAAAATCAGAAAAATCTAATCCTGGGTAGTTACTTCTTAATGCATTATCCATTGCATCTATAGCTACATCAATTTTATCACTTTCTTGTTCTGCAACTGCTGCAAGTATAATATTAAGTCTATGTAAAGGTCTTTTACCTTTAGTCTCTACTTGAATAGGATTATCTAATTTAAGGTTAACTGCAGATATAGCATCCTGTATGAATTTCTTATCTGTGTTTTTACCAAATTGAGCTTTTTGTCCCATCGGAATAGCTCCTCTATTTTTTACTTCTATACCTTTATTCCCAACTCCAACATCACCTGAGGGAGCATCACCGTTAACATCTGCTGTTAAAGCACAAAGAAGAACTTCACCTTTACCTGTAGCTACATTACCTATTTGAGGTTTAATATCAAATAAAAAGTTAATAGTTTCTTGAGAAAATAATTTACTAAATTTACTTTTTAAATTGCCAGAAGTTCCAAAATCAGCATAAGTTATAGCACCGTCTGTGATATATTTATGATATGTTTGAATATCTCCATTTTCTACCATTCTGTTGTAGATAGTTTTAGAAATAGAAGCAACTGATTTACCTTGTTTGTTTAAGAAAGATAGTACATCATCTTTATACGCTACACCTGATATACCATTTAGTATAGATTTTAACTGTTCAGGAGTAAACTCTCCTTTTTGTATAGCATCTATTACTTCTGCTTTAGATATTTGACCGTCTGCATTAGTTAATTCAGCAATTAATTTATTTAATATAGCTTTATCTTCAGCATTATCCATTGACGGAGTGCCTGTTTTAGTTCTCCAGGCCCATTCTGTATATAGCTTATCTGTTACGTTCATTATGCTTCTGGTTCTTCTCCTGGGTCTTCAAAATCGATAGGTTCGTCTGTAAGGTCAGCTCCACCTTCTTCTTCTCCTCCAGCATCATCTGGTTCTCCTAGGTCCTCTTCTCCTCCTCCGGCTGCGTCATCTCCAGGAAAGTCTCCTCCTCCTCCGCCACCACCTCCGGTGTCGGTATCAGCAGGTTCTCCTTCGCCTGCTCCAGTCATTGGTGCTTCTCTATATAGTAACGCTAATTTATCTAATGCTTGTTGGTAATCAGAAATATTAGAAAGTAAGTACCTTTTACCCATTATTTGAGCTTCAAAAGATTTACCTGTCCATTTTAAGATATAGTCTTGTCCGTTTTTAAGGTTAATTCTAAAAGAAGAAGGTCTTGGAGATATCCAATCAATTGATTCTACAAATTCCTTGAAATCTTCTGTTTGTAATTTTATAATAGCTGCTTTAACTGTAGGAAACTTTCCAAGAATCTTATCAGTAGCATCTTCTAGTACAGTCTCTTCTGGAGCATCTATATCTGGTTCTTCTTCTGGTTGTGGTTCATCTTCTACTTCATCAAGTAAACTTTCATTTATCATGTTACCACGTTCAACAAATTTATTAGTAAGTTCAGAAAGCTGACGTCTCATTTTCATAAGTTCGTATTGATCTGGTCTTTCTGTTCTTAAGTATCGTTGTAATTTTCTAAAATTAGTTTTTATTAATTCAAATAATTCTCTTGCATTTTTATCAGTTCTGACTTCTTTATTATTCATTAAAGATCTTATATCATTAATAATATCAGAAAAGTTTTTATATAAACCTTCAAAAGAAGGTAAACTTATTACTTTATGGCCTATATTGCCAGTAGTATCGTCAACATCACTAGTTTTAAAATAAGTTTTCATATCAGAAGATAGGAAATCTTTATCAGGCCATCTAGAAATACCGTATCTTTTTTCAATACTTTTTCTTAAAGCAGCAGGTATTTCATCTAAACCTTTAGTAGTTTTTTCATCTCTTTCTACTTCTAAAAGTTTAGAGTAAGTCTCTAGAATTATCTTTTGTAATTTACTTTTCTTCATATCTATCTCTAGGTTGTTGAAGCTTCATATCTCTTACATCATCTTTTATTGATGCTAAAGCTCTTATAAAGTTGTTAAATTCATCTGCAGGTACTACTATATACTTTCCTCCTATATTAATCTGAAGCATTAATCCTTTTTTACCGCCTGAGAATCTTGTAATTTGAATACCGTTTCTATTGTATAAATCAGTTCCTTCTTTAAGTATTTCTTGTCCTTTTATTCTACTATGTGCTATGCCGTATACATCTCCGTTTCCGAAATCTACTGTAGCTTGAGTATCTGATATTTTAGTTACCTTTCCTTTTTTACCGTCTTTGGTAAGTGTATCTCCAACTTTAACTTCATATAAATCACTTTCTCCTTCATCTATATAGTCTTTTAAGCTTTCTAGACTTATCATATATTCATCAGCTATACCTCCTATTACTTCAGCAGCTTCTTCTCTTTCTGTAAATCCTGATTCGTTAGCTCTATCCTTTATAATATCTTTAATCATATCCATATCTCCTCTTCCTTCATCTAACTCTTGATCTTTACCAATACCGGATACTTTATTATCTTCTTTATCTAATAGCTCTTTATATTTTTTATTAATTTGTTTTACTTTATCAATAAATGCTTTTCTTTTAGGATCGTCTTGAGGTAGTTTATTCATAGCAGGAGCTTGTTGTTTAATAAGTCTCTTTGCTTTTGTAATTTTATCTAATTCAGAATTTTCTTTCATTTGTTCTAATTGTAAGCCATCTATTTGATCATACCTTACTTCATGTTCTTCTCCATCCTGATCTACTCCAAATACAGTATCGTCATGCCACATTGCAGCATTATCATCGTTACCATTTTTAGGATTATAAATAATTAAGTACTTATCATCATAAGTTCTAATCATAGCATCGTCTGCTTGACCTAGATAAGCTAATAATTTTTCTTTTGTATACTCTTCTGCTATATCATCTTCTTTTAAACCTTTACTTGCTGCATCTTTAATTTTCTCGATATGATTATCTAAATAATCAACTTCTGCTACATCAAGCCCTAGAGTATCAACATCATCTTTAATAGTTTTTACTATATACTCAGCTCTTTCAAGAACCTTAGCTGCATAAGCTGGGTCTTTTAGGGCTTGTATTTCATGCATAAACAGTAAATCATGTAGTTTAGCTATTCTTATTATTTCGTCTTTATTTTCTTTATCATTTTGTTGAGCTATAACTCTTTCCATGAACGACTTAGCACCAGGGCATATTTTAAAATATCTAGTTTGGTATCCGAAGACGTTTACATTGTATTTATCAGCAGCATATTCTCCTTCTCTTATGTACCCTAACTTTTTAGCATACATATATCTTAATCTAGCATCATCACCAGGTCTTTTACCGAAAGTATAATTAGGGTCTCTTCTAACTGAAATGTCAATATCACTAGCGGCTTTAGAGCCAAATTTTTCTATATCGCTAAATCCTAATGCATTTTCTTGCTGATAATCTTTTTCTAATTCTCTATTTGATTGGTAGTCAGTTTCTTCTTGATCTTCTGCTGCAATTAATAAATTACCTAACTCTTTATCGTTATCCATATCAGGATTTTTAAGAGTAACTGCATTTGGATGAGTATCTCCTCTACCTATATGAAGTTCGTAATCATCTTCAGAATAATTAGATTTAAGATGGTCTACTACTGCTTGTATCATATTTAAATCGTATCCAAAAGCAAATACATCGTCTCCATCGTTAAAGCCTTCTTTAAAAGTGTCATCATAGCTTTTTTCTTTTGTGCCTTTAGCTTTTGCTATTGCAGCATCAATTTTATTGAGCATATCTCCATACTTATCTGCTATTGGACCTCCTTCTGGTTCAGCTTCCTGCTCCATATCTCTCATTACTAAAGATCTTTTAGTTTGAAGTTTAGATAAAATATCTGAGCGTTTAGAAGATATTGCTTTTTGCTTTTCTTTCTTTTTACCTATTTTAGATTTAAGGGCTCTTAATTTCATAAGAACTGGGTCGTTAAGGTTTGCTTCGTCTAAATCGTGACTTTTATCTACAATAGAAATACCGTTAGCTTCTAAGTCCATAGATACGTCGTATATAAACTGTGCTGGATCTTCGCCTGGTTCTCCGTCGTCTTTAGCTCTAAAGTTAAAGTAAATGATTACATTACCAGCTCCATCATCATCTACAACATCCATTTTAGCATAAGTGGGATCTATATTACTATCTAATATACCCATTGCTTTTTTGTAATCAGCTTTCGATATTTTTACATAAGTTGTTTGGTAAGGTCCTTCAGTTTTTAGGGATTTTTCTTTTGCAATCAAATTTTGTATTGCTATAATTTTATCTTTTTGAGGGTGTTTTGCTAGTCTGTCAGCTTCTTTAGCGTCAGCGAATTCTTGATCTGTCATTTCTGATATTGTTTGAAAGTATTTAGACATTTCGTTTTTGATTAACTCTTTATTTAATAAAGGTTCTCCAGAAGGCTTTATACCTACATCAGAAAGTTTTATGTCTTTATTATCTGCTAAGTAATATAAAACATTGTTAACTATCTGAAACCTATAAGATACTTCTGAGTCATTTTTATATATGACGTGTACAGTAAAAGATCCTGGGGAAGAGTCTCCAGATAAAGCCGATGCGTATACATCTTTCACCTTAGCTTTTGATACTTCATCACCAGACTGTAGAATTGCTTCAACTACAGCTTTACCGGCTTCTTTTGCAATAAGCGATATTTCTTCCTTTGTAAACTTTTCAACCTCTTCCTCTTCTTTTGTTAATTTAACTCTAGCACCGTCTTTTGCAAGTTCTTTTGCTTTTCTTTCATCATCAGTGAAGATTACTCCATCTTCAGCTTCATTAAGTTTTTTCTGTAAAGATTCTTTAAGTATTTCTAATTTAGCTATAGTTTTAATATCTTTTTCTTTAGATTTACTGTCTTTGAGTTTAATGAGTGTATACTCACATTTAGTCAGTCTATCTTTTATTTCCTGATAAGTCATATTAGTTTTATTATATACGTATATAAATAAATAGATTCTTATTACTGTTTCTTCTTTCCGCCTTTCATATTAGCACACCAGTGGTACATTTTACCTTTCTCACCGCCGTACTTTTTAGCTTTTGCTCTTAAAGAAGAAACAGAACCTTTACAGCTAGCTCCAGACTTTTTAACACGGCCTGGTTTTGACTTACCTTTCTTCTTACCGTCTTTAAAGTTCTCTAAAGCATGAGGAGTGTTATTATGGTTACATTTATGACACATATATAAATCATCTCCACCATCTTTAATTTTCCATTCCCATCCACAGTTATCGCAAACAATTTTATCGTTAACTACTTTTTCTAATATATCTTCCGGTACATCAAACATCCAAACAGTAGCTTTACCGTTCTTAGCCATTAAAGCAGTAAGTCTTGTATTACCTCCTAGTAGTTCTTTATGTCCATCTGGATATACAGCAATAATAGGCATTTCTACTGTACCTGATTTTATTTGTGCTAAAGTTCTTTTTCTTTTTTCAGGAGATAATTCTTTAAAAGAATCAGGTCTGTTAGCGTCTGTATTGTTTATATCTTTTGCTGTAGTAATGGTAACCTCTCTTCCTTTAGTTGCTAGATCTATCCAGTCGTGTTTTCCTAGCTTTTTAAATTCAACATAACGCTCTGCTTCTTCCCATTCGTAGTCGAAGTTAGGTACTCTATAGGTTAGACCTTCAAGTATAAGCTGTACTAGTTTCACTTATTTTTTCTTTTTCCAAATTTCGCCTCTTCTACAACGAACAACTGCCCCGGAGGCGTATGCTGATGGCCAGGTATCGTATTTTTGTTTAGCTAATCTAGTACATCTATCGTCTTCTTGAAGTATACTTTCATTTTGTTGCAGCTCTGCTATTGTACCTACTACTAAGTTACGAATATCTTCTTTAGTTACTGTTGCTTTTTTTGTATTTTTCACGACTGTCTTTCCTTTAGCTCCTGCTTTCTTTTTCTTGGCTGCAGTAGCGGCTCTTTGGCCTTTAGTTAAACTCTGTGCTTTAGCTTTTGGTAAACATCTATCTGGGTTCTTCTTATTTTTTGAAGTCCCACATTTACCGGCTATATTTCCAGAAGAAGATATACGTACCCACTTCTCTTTTTTAAACCAATCTCTTAAAGACTCTAATGTAATATTTTTAACTTCTTCGTTAGTCATATTATCCTTCAGCATGCATCATAAACATTCTTATAATAATAGCTGCTATGATACCGAAAATAATCCATAGTGCTCTATTTACTCCTTGCTTCCAATTTTCTATTTCATCTACCTTAGACATTTGTTTATCAAACTCTCTTTGATTAGCTTGTAGAGTTTGTCTGAATTCAGTATTTTTGTTAGTATTAACAATAACACCGTTGTCTGGGTTAAGTAAAGTATATTTCATTTCTGAAATATCTTCCTTTAGTTCTTTCATATCAGATTGCATTTGTTTCAACTCACCATTTGGCATATGTCCTTTAATATGCTTAATTTCTTTGAGTACTGATTCTAAAATATCTTTTTGAGTCACGCTATATATTTTTAATAAATAGTTACACTTTAGACCTCAGGTGCTTAACATAGTCTTTTAATCCAGTAAGTATTTTTTCTTTATGATTATTAGACATTCCTCCCCAATTTTCAATCGTACCATCTTCTGTAACAAAATTATCAGACGTTGATAATGTTTCTAGCGCCCACGCTTCTATATCGTCAGCAAATGCTTCTATATTGGCAGACATCATTCTTTCTTCGTATTTTTCAAATAAGCCTGCTTTTACTAGTGTAGCTTCCATTTCAACCGTACATGGATCGAAACAAAAACCGTGTATACGGTACATTTTTTTAGCTAAGTGATGTTTCATTGGACCGTTACATTTAGGACATCTTAGTGGAACTTGAGTAAACTTTTTAACGCTATCTAGTTTAGTAATATTTTGTTTAATCCCGTTTTTTATAGTCCACTTTTTACCTTTTTCTTCCCAAATATCTCCTTCAACATGGTATTCGTAAGCTTTCTTATACCCGGTTTGAAGTTTAGTTTTAGCTGTAAAATCTTTGTTTACTATATTTCTTACTCTCTGTACGTCAGAATGTTTAAATTCTTTTTTAAGAAGTGATTCACTACTCATAACCTAATTCTTTTAATCCGTTTATAGCATCTGATATATCTCCTTTTCTAACTCTAAAGGCTATTCCTCCAGCTGCTCTCCATTCGTTTATATTTGATTTTTTATCGTCTATTAATATACTACTTTCATTAGCATATCTTTGCTTATCTTTAGAGTAAGCCATTATTACTTTAGGTTTAGGGTTAAGATTGTTCTTAGCCCATAGCTGTTTACCTAATCTAGAAGCATTATCTCTAGAAGGTGAAGTTAATAAGTCTGGTTTATATGGTGAAATAAAGTTCCATAATTTTTGTCCTTCAGGCATCCACTTCATTCCTACCCAAAATCTAACACCAATTTTTACATCTATCAGTTCCCAGAAAGCTGGTAATCCGTATTTCTTTTCGTACTCTTGAGGATGCATTCCACTAAAGTGTTCAAATCTTGATTCGAAATCAGTTAAAACTCCGTCCATATCACAGTATATTTTATACGGTGGGTTTTCTTTCTGTTCTGGAAGCGGGTAAGCTTCTAATAATTCTACTATACTATTTTTCATAACCTTTATTTATTTTTAATTTTATCTTCCCAGTTTCGGAAAGTTAAATTACCAACTAAATATGCTTCTTTTTCTATCTCTAGTAAAGATTTGTCTTTGTTAGTATTATCTGTATTTATATTATTTATTCTACCTTCTAAGTTTTGTATATGATGCACCATTTCATGAGTATACGATCTGCATATATCTTTCATATGTCTACCTTCAGTATATAAAACTATTTCATTATTATTAGGATCGTAATAAGCAGTTTTACCAAAAAAATTAGCTGCATTAACTGGATCTTTTTTTATTTTTACTTCTGGTAAAGGTAGTATATTCATTTTTTGATCTAGCATATACTCTGTTATAGAAGTAATGTAGTCTTTAAGTTCTAACTTATCTTCTTTTTCATATAGTTTTTGACCTACAGCTTTATTATCATAAGGATGAGGTTCTTTATAACTAAGTAGTATACGGTCTTCTTGAAAACTTACATGTACTGTAGGAGGAACTAATCTCTTTATATAGTCGTATAATATAGATATTTTATGTCTTTCAGCTGATTTAATAGCTCCTTTTGGAGATACTGGTGTACCGCTAGAGCCTTCTTTAAGTTCTTTATTATCTACAAACCAAGATTCAAATAAATCTTCTAATTTAGTGTTTAATACTTCTGCCACAATTTTTTCTTTTAAATCAGTTAGTATACCTAATATCTCTTCTCTAGATAAGTCTTCAGGAAAAAAATCTAAAATTTTATCTAAATTACCTGATAAAATACTGTTTCTAAAGTCGGTTGCTCTTACACCTGAATTAGGTGCAGACTGTAATGCTAGTCCTTGAACATTATCAACATTATTGAATGTTGTTACTCTTTTAAGGTCAACAAAGTCTTCTTCTCCTCTTAAACCAGTTACAGCTACAAACTCTTCATTAGGGTTTTCTCTAGCATAATCTTTTGCTGCGAACATTGGGTTTTTCTGTCCATCTACTATTTCAACATCACCTAGATGTTTCATATAAATATTCCATATAGCGGTAGCTTCTTGCTTATCGATACCGTTTCTTTCTCCTCCTCCAATAAAAATTACTACCTTATCTATCTTAGGCTTATCATTATTATTACCTTTAAACAAACTAGAAGCTTTGTCTTGGTAATCATCTTTAGTATATACTGTACCATTATAAGAGCCGTCGAGTAAAGATTTTACTACGTTAAAATGACCTCTATGAGGTGGTTTAAATGCTCCTGGGTATAATGCTATCATGCTAAGAATGATTGAACTTTACTGTCTATTTCTGAAGGTGTAGAGTGTTGAAGTTTCTTTTGAAATAAGGGTGAAAATAACATATCAGCAATACTATCTAATACTGCATCATTATCTTTATCAAACTTTTCTTTTTTATCTCTATATTTTTTAAGAGCATCTCTAAGTTTATCTTCTCCTGGACCTGCTCCTATCTTCTGATAT